TAATAGCTGCTCCTAGAGGAACGGCTAAGAGTACTGTTACTACTCTCATTTATCCATTATATAGAACAGCCTTTAAAGCTTCAGATGAGGGATTATTCATTGTAATCATCTCTGAATCGCAGGCTCAGTCTATTAACTTCTTGTCCAGAATAAAGTATCACTTGATACATAGTGACAAGTTTAAGGCTTTATTTGGAGATATGGGACCAGCAACAGCTACAAGATGGACAAATACTGATATTGTCCTTGCTAATGGTACTCGTATGGTAGCAGTTGGTACTGGGCAAAGAGTTAGGGGATTCCTAGAAGGAGATACCCGTCCTAACCTAATTATAGTAGATGACTTCGAATCAGAGCTAAATGCCTTTACACCAGAGGCTAGAGCTAAAAATAGGAAGTGGGTTACCGAGGCTGTTATACCTTCGTTGTCGGATGATGGTAAGATAGCTATGATAGGAACGGTAATATCTGAAGATTGCTTCCTTTATTGGGCAAAAGAGTCTGCATCCTGGAAATGCCTATGGTATAGTATCTGGGATGAGGAAGAGAAGAGTATATGGCCCGAAAGATTCCCAAGAGAGAGAATCTTGCAAATTAAAGCAGAATTTGAGGCAGTAGGCAATCTAAATGGATTCTATCAAGAATACATGAATATAGCTCAATCTCCTGATAATGCCCCATTCAAACCAGAATGGATACAGTTGCATCATTACGACTTTGAGAGAATTAACGGCCAGAACTGTCTGGTAAGAGAGGTAGAAGGTGAAAGAAAAATTATCCCTATTGAAGTCTATAGTGGCGTTGACCCCGCTAGTTCTTTGGCGTCTCATGCGGACTTCTTTGTTGTTGCTACTATCGGGATTGATAGTGATAACAACAAGTATATTTTGGATTGTTATAGAAAGCGCATCTCGCCTGCGGAGCAGCCTGATGTCATTATTGACACGTTTAAGAAATATAAGCCCAAAAGAATGAAGATTGAGACTGTGGGCTATCAAGAGGCACTTCGTACTGCGACTAAAGAACTAATGCTAAAACATAACTTATATATCCCAGGACTAGAAAAGGGAGTAAAACCTAGGAATAGAAAGAGCGAGAGGCTATTATCCTTAGTACCCATGTTTGCAAAGAAGCAGTTTTTCTTTAGACCTGAAGATATGATACCACAGCAAGAGTTCCTTTCTTATCCAAAAGGAAAGCACGATGATGTAATGGATAGTGTATGGACAGCACTAGAGGGTGCAAAACCTTGTAGAAAGAAGAGTTTTGACCCTGAAAAGCAAGAAAAAGATAGCTTTACAAAAAAAGTACTTGACTGGATGATACAATAACAACTAATTTACGCTGATGCCTTACGACCAAAACAACAAAAAAGATAAAGCCCAAGAGACAAGAGACCTTTTTAAGAAGTATAGCCTTAATCGAGAGACATGGGCTAAGCATGCTCAAGAAGATGATGAGTTTCGTTTGGGTAAACAATGGACTGCAGAGCAGAGACGAGTTCTCGAATCTAGGGGGCAAGCTCCTATTGTAGTCAATAGAATACATCCTGCTGTAGAAGCAGCTAAATCTATGATAACCGCTAATAGACCTTCCTTTAGGTGCTCACCTAGAGAGGATTCTGATAGGAAAGTAGCAAATGTAATGTCTGCTTTACTATCGTATATGTACGATATATCCGATGGAAGGACTGTTATAAGGAATGTAGTCGATGATTACTATGTAAAAGGCTTGGGTTATATTAATGTTTACCAAGACCCTATGAAAGATATGGGCAAAGGTGAAGTATGTATACATGACGTTGACCCGCTCGATGTATATGTAGACCCAAACTCTAGACATAGAATGTTTGATGATGCTGAGAATATCATAGTATCTAGGCTATATACTCGTGACCAAGCTAAAAAGCTATATCCTATGTATGAAAAAGCTATATCTAACGCAGCCCAGGATGAGTTTGATACCGATAGGCCTTCAACCGAGAGAGAGGATGATGGGATTGCTTCATTTCCAGAAGATACAGTTACTCAGACATATTCTAATCCATGGGGAGAGAATGATGAGTATATCAGAGGATATGAAAGATATTATAAAATTATGGTTAATAGGTACAGAATCTTTGAGAAATTCTCTGGAAAAGAAGATTTACTTGAAGCTGATGCTTTTAATCAGTACGTTCAAAGGCCTGCTTGGTTAGTACAAGGGCAGCCTATCCTTGATGAAAAGCAAGCTCAAGAGCTTATAAAACAACTTGAGATGCAATTAGCACAGCAATATCAAATTATTGCGCAAGAAGCTTTAGACAGAGGAATGAAAGTAGAAGAACTTCCAAAACCTCCAAAGCTAGATGTTCAAAAAGTAAATGTAGACTTCCTTATAAATAAGGGATTTATTGAAGTAGCGCAGACTCAAGTACAAAGAGTTCATATGTGCGTTATAATGGGAGATAAAATGCTCTATGAGAGAGAGCTTCCTATTGAGAATTATCCTATAGTCCCGTTCGCGAACATACATACTCGCACACCATTCCCTGTTTCAGATGTACGAATGGTTAAGAACATGCAGGAATATATAAATAAAACTAGGTCGCTAATAGTAGCACATGCTACTACAGCTACCAATGTAAAGATTTTAGTCCCCGAGGGTAGCGTGGATATGAAAGAGTTTGAAGAGAAGTGGGCACAGCCAGGAGTAGCAATATCTGTAGATATGGATAACGGTGCACCTATGCCTGTACAGCCTTTACCTCTTCCTAATGAATTATACCAAAACGAGATAACTGCTAAAAATGATATTGACCATCAATTAGGACTATATGAAATGATGATGGGCAATACACAGGCAGCTCCACAAACATATAAGGCTACTATTAGTCTTGATGAATTTGGTCAAAGAAAAATTAAATCTAAATTAGCTGATATTGAAGCTGGCTTAACTAGGGTAGCCCAAATAGCTATACCTTTAATGCAGCAACTGTATAATACTCAAAAGATTATTAGACTTGTTAATCCTAATAACTCTATGAATGAGTACGTAATGAATAAGAGGCTTTACGATGATAAAACTGGTGAAGCTCAAATCATTAATGATATTACAGTAGGAAAATATGATGTTATCGTGGTGGCAGGTTCAACCTTACCCACAAATCGATACGCAGAGCTTGAGTTCTATATGGACGCTTACTCTAAAGGGCTTATTGACAGACAAGAAGTTCTTAAGAAGACTGAGGTATTTGATATTGAGGGTGTTATGCAACGAACTGATACTATTCAGCAGTTGCAACAACAACTTCAAGGTTCTCAGGAAGAAATAAAGAAACTCAAGGGTGATTTACAGACTCGTGATAGAGAATCTGTAAATCTAAGAAAGAAAATGGCGGTTAACAAGGTAGAAACTGAACTTGATAAGGTTAAAAATAAATCTCAAGCAGCAGGGACTATTTATGAGAAACGCCTTGATGATATGCTTGCTGGCATAAAAAAAGAAGTCGCAACTGCGATTAAAGACATGAGCTCACCTTCCCCCAGCAAGGAAGCAGCCAAAAAAAAGTAAGGAGTTTATATGGAAATTGACAATGTACAGGACACCCCTCAGAATGCTAATTCAGGCAACGCTGATAATGCGTTTGACCCTATTCAAGCTAACGAGGGCTCCTCAAGCGAATTTTCCGTTGACGATATCATTCTAGGAAAGACGGAAGCAGCTGACGAAGTATTCGCCAAACCTGCGCAGGAAACAGAAGTTCAACCAGAGCAAGAGCAACAGCAAGATTTGACACCTCCAGCCCCAGAACAGTCAGTGGACGCTAGAAACGATGACACTCGTTTTCAGTATTGGCAGTCAAGAGCTGCAAGGTTAGAAAATCAGTTGAAAAATGCAGAGACCCAGCAAATGCAAGCACAACAACAGCAAGCTGCAGCCTCTCAAGCTCCAGTTCAGGAGGAATTTCCAGCACCGCCAGAAAAGCCTAAAAAACCAGGACATTTTAGTAGAGAAGAAGCTTATAGTGACAGTACAAGTGAATCTGCTAAATATCTTGACGAAGTGGATGAATGGAGAGATACCATGGATGAGTACAATCAGCTGAAGCATCATTATGAAATATCTACTGTTAAAGAAACTATGCAAGCCCAAGAAAAAGCTCGTCACGAGGATATTCAAAGGCGTCAAGCATATATGCAACAACAGAAGCAAGTTCATGATGTTAAGAACTATGTACAGAAATCACATGGATTTACTCCTGACCAAGCTAATACGTTTGTGAAGGAAATGGCCTCTCCTGAATCAATAACAATGGATAATTTGGTGCAATTGTGGAGACTTCGACAAGGACAAGGAACTCCTACTGGTGCTCCTGCCCAAGCTCAACCTTCTTCAGCATTTCAGCAGGAGAAGAGAGCTGCTTCTGTTCCATCACCCATGGG